AGAATATATAAACTACCCGTTACTGTGCATTTGTTCCCCGGCTCTACCCAAAGAGAAACTGTTGATTGCCCAGACGTAAATGTAGCCCACGATGTGTCGGTGAAATATCCATCGTCTCTTCCGTAAATGGTATGAAGAGAAAAAAACACAGGATTACTTTTTGTTGAACTCTTGTAGGCGTTTATATATACATTCATTGTGCTAACGTTAGAAAGAGTTAAATGTACAAATCCATTGATAAGGTAAACGCCCGGTTCAATATTAGATATCTCTGCAACCTTTGTGTTGCCGGGGTTACTGATCGTAACAGAAATGTTCTGTGAATAGTTTTTTGGGACTCTTCTGATATCACCGTTGATATTCAGATTCCCATCCCCGCCGTCAAGAGTTACCGATTGTATAGTTAAAGGGTTGGTCAGAGGATAAGAACTACCTGCTGATAACGGCAGAGCGTTTGCGTCTTTAATGTTGTATTGTGTGTTGTCAGGTAAGACTATCTTTTCTATATTAGCCATAATAATTCCTTTCTTTATGCAATTCTTATCATTGATAAAACTACTGCATTTGCCGTTCCTGTTACATTAGGCTCAAAATAAAATGAACAGGAAGCACCATCACCAAATGTAGCCCACGTTGTATCGTTGAAATAACAAGAGGATCTGCCTACGTGGTGCTGCGAATACATGATTGTGTTGTTTGCTGTAGAACTCTTGTACAAGTTAACAAAAGCGACGCCGGGGTTTGAGGAAGCTGTAAAATGTATCGCTGCTGTTATTATGTAAACACCTGCTGAAATATTAGATACTTCACAAAGTTTTTGGTTTCCCGTTGTAAGAGACACCGATGATGATGACGGCGAAGCTGAATATGTCTGCGGTGTCCTGTGAACATCTCCCTGAATATAGAGGTCGCTTGTTAGTGCATTTGATGAACCTGCCGACAAAGGCAGATAAGAACCAGCAACATTGTTAATTGTTATGAATCCGCTGTCATTGTTCAGGTCGCTCGTGTTCTCAGGAATGCTTGTCGTATCAGGTAACGCACCGACCTCGCTTGCCGTGTAAGTGGGCTTGCTTGATGCCTTAGCCCAAGACGGCACAGTAGGGTCTGTCTCTGTGTAGCCCGTGATAAAACCGCTATCGTTCTGTAACTGTGACACTTTGCTCGGTATGACCGTTGAAGACGGCAAAGCACCAACCTCTTGAGCCGTGTAACTCGGCTTGGTGGATTGTTTTGCCCAAGACGGTACGGTCGGGTCTGTCTCCGTAGTGAGAAAACCGCTGTCGTTGGTTAGATCGCTCGTCTTTGTCGGGATTGCCGTTGAATCAGGCAAAGCACCGACATCTTCAGCGTCAAGCACAACATTACCGTCTTTACCGTTGACGCTTATAACCGCACCTGTTCCGTCTTGTCCGTTGGTTACAGTAAAGGTCGTGGTCGTGTTGTCGGTAAAGGTTATCGTGTAGGTGTCAACGAGTCCGGAAGTTCCTGTCTTGGTTACAGATCTGATCCCTGTGCCGGTATCACCCTTGTCACCCTTGTCTCCTTTTTCGCCCGTATCACCTTTAACACCCGTGTCGCCTTTTTCTCCGTCCTCGCCGTTTGAGACCGTGAATGTTGTATATGTGCCGTCAGTATATGTGATTTTATACTGGTCTATTACATGACCATCATCTATCCAAGAAGCTGTTTTTCTAATATTTGATATGCCGACACCCGTGTCGCCGGTATCACCCTTGTCACCTTTGTCACCTTTAGCACCTGTTGCACCTGTAGCACCCGTTGCCCCGGTGTCACCCTTATCGCCTTTATCTCCCTTGATTCCGGACATAACAGCGACTTTCATCTCAGGCTCAAGACTCTGAAAGTTGGGATGTATTTCAAACCCCTCAGGGATTATTTCAGCGTTTATTTTATCTTCGTATGCCATAGTTTATACCGGTGGTAGTGTTGTATTGCGCAGAGTTTTGCATACACCAAAAGAAAAAACTTTTGATACTTTTCTGTCTGCGCCGGTCGTCAGTACGTCAACCTGACAATCGAGGTCTACATCTTCTTTGAGATTAAGCGTCTCGCTCTGCGTCAGTTTCCTTGAGTATGTTATTGTGTTCCCGTCAACCACGCCATCATCTCCGTCAAATGTTGTGTTTAAACCCGTAATAACAGAGTCTTTCTGAGCAAAGGTAAGATATACCTTGTCTATATCTGCAAAGGCTACTTCATCTGTTGACAGGACTATACGTATTGTCGGTGTTGAACCTTTTATAATAGGCATATGATTCTCCTTACTGCGGTGCAGCGACACCTAAATACAAGATGCCGTCCACTACGCTTGCCCTGACGCTGTTGGCATATATCGCTTTGTCAACAGGGTATGGAACTTCAGGTGGGTTGTCAGGATCAACGGTTGTCGCAAACTCAGCCATTGACATATCGCCACCGCCTGCCTGTGAAATATTAGATTGTATTGATGCTATAAGACCGTTCTGCCCATCGATTGCGTTTATAAGTTCGTCTACGTTTTTATCGAACGCTGCCTGAAGATCTCTTGCATACATCTTTGGCGTGACGGGTAACTCCTGTATATTTGTAACGTTATAGCCATCGTTGTTAATTATTTCTCTTAATTTTCTAATAGCCATTATTTACTCCTTATTTAAGTTTTCTTGTAAGAACATAAGCGTCCACGACTAACGACTTAAATATAATAGGTTCATTAACGCCACCGCTTCGCACCCGGAGCTGTAGTCTTCTGAAACGTTTCCCTTTTAGTTTCTTTAAGACAAAGCTGACCGGCGGTAACGTCTGAAAAGTAAAGTTGCTGTTTAGATTGCCCTGTTCATCTGTGTACGAGTAAAAGTCAAGATCGTTAAAGGTAAATACGTCAGCCTTATATGACAGGACTTTTGAGTCTTCCATAAACTTTTTCTCTGTATGATAAAGAACTTCAACATCGCTATGCGCTCTGACATCGCAGTATAGGTCGTTATACTTCCTTATCAATTTCTTAAATCTATTCTGCACACCAAACCAAGAGTTAGGAGTGTCAACGTATTCGTGCAGAGGTCTGCCGTCAAAGTTGTACGTCCAAGATGGAAACGATCCGTCTGCTGATTCGTGGTCGAAGTAGAACTTGCACAGATACCCGTTAGACGAACATAGATACAGTTCCTTGTCGTTGAACGATATAATATTTGTTGGTTCAACAGGGTTGTCGCCTACATATATCCTTACATCCTGAAGATATGCCCATTCGTATTCAAGGCTTCGAGTCAGTTCGTCTGTTCTTGACGTGCTATCTGCTACATAGCAATGACCGTTTGGGAATAATATGTACAGATAACCACGATGCTGTTCGACCATTGCTTTTTCCAAATCCTCAGCGAGCAATTTAGGATCTATCAGCGTAGACCTGTGCTCTATATTCCTTTCGAGTGATACAGACAGGTTTCTCGATATGGCGTTTAATCCGTTTGAAGATAGAAAAACGTTATCGTCCACAAACACGCAATGAGCAAAGTTTGAAACACAGCCTATTGTCGAGTTGCCCATAGAACTCAGGTATGTTTCTGCAAGAAAGTTGTCGTCAAGATCGCTCTGCGTCCATACAGCATATGCTCCATCCTGATGCGTGTCGCCCTTGATAGACAAAAACTTGTTTTCCTGTAATTGCTGAAGAGCGATTATTGCTGCTGACGAAGCACCGCTTCGGTCTGAATAACCTAATTCACCATAATACGACCAATCTCCGTTCTGACTCCAAAACAGCACGTTGGGATACGCAGGGTTTCCCGTGAGAAAGACCCTGTTATCGAAAGCAAGCATCTCGGTGCAATGGTTTATTCTGTTGGGATACCCGGCAGACTCTTTTGCGTATTTAATGTATATACACTCAACGCCGGGAATATCATATTCGGGAGCTGTTCTAAATGTGACTTCTCCGTTTGTTCTATCGACAGTAAAACCAAGATCGCCTGAAGCGTTTTCGGTATAGAAAGTGTTGTCAGGGTCTTCGATATTATCTGTTCCTTTCCATATGACGACCTCGTCTGCATCAAGGTCTTTCATACGGAGCTTGTATGTTTTAATCCACGTGTCTTGGTCATCTTTCGCAGGCGTAAACCCCTCAAATACAAATTTTGTCAGGAAGTTCCGTTGGTTGAGTTCTGCTCCGTCTTTGGCATCAGGCGAATTGCCGGTATATGTCTGAGGAACATACGCTTTGTGCTGCACATAATCAAAAACCTCACCGTCATAGTAATACAGAGCTTCGCCGTCCAAAAACAGCAGCGTGTTGTGAAACTCAAGGTATTTTGCTCTATGGGACGCAACGCCCACAAATATCTCAGTTAGTGTATTCGGCGTGAACTCGTCCGGGTAATTGTCCCACGTGTACATCTTAGACCCTGCGTGAACAAGAACCTTTGTTTTCTGTTCGCCGTAGGGATCACGGTACGTGTATCTGTGTATATCCCATACAGGA